GGTACACATTTAGGATACTTCTTACGTTTTTCTCCTTTGCTTCTGCCACATGGCGGAAAAGTACCATCGGATCGTGGATTAGCTATATCAACCCACTTCTCATTTACCCATTCTCTAAGACCTTTTTTTGCCACCTTTACCTCCAGGCTTTATTCTTCCAGAACAAACTCCTGCTGCATACATATTAGCATATGCAGTTGGGTATTTTTTAAATTTTCTTTTGGCAGCTGCTTTTCCTTTTGCACAAAGTTTAGCCATTCTTCACCGCCTTTTTTGCACGTGCAGATAAGTCTTTGAAATGCACTACAGGTTTTGATGTTTTAGTATGAGTCTTACCTGTATGTATACTTCCGTTTGGCATCTTATGAACTGCACCTTTATGTTCTTTGCCTGATTTAAAGTAATGTTTTGTGTTTGCTCCCATGTTACCTCCTAACTAATGAGCCACCAAAGTATAACCCTATTATGGAACTTACCACATGAGTATCCAATGGTGTAATTACTAATCCTGTTAAAGGTTGCCACTGTGTCATATCAGTGTCTGATGCAAATATCCACCAACCTTGCTGTACTGTTTCTACATATCCAACATAAATGGGTAGCGATGGATCTATAAATGGCGCCAGTTTAGGAATTATGAGTATGGCAAACACACTCATCAATGCAATCCATCGCCTAGTATTCTTAGTAAATGTATCGGTTACTTCTCTTGCTTTGTCAAACTGCTGTGCTTGAAACTCTGCTCTTTGCATGAGCATCTTTTGTGCATCAGCTTGGTCTTTGGCTTTCTGAGCCATGATTGATAACACTCCACCTAATACAGTTGAGGTGAGCATTGATAATAATTCCATCGGTATCATCTTGAAAAGAAATAGCCTCCAACTATTGCGGCTATACCACCTAGCCATGCCATAAACGAGATAGCTCCTTTACCCTTGTTAATTGTTTCTTCTAGTTTACTGATTCTGTCTTCCAGAGATTCTAGTTTCTCTAGTATCTGCGAGTTAGTTACTGTCCTCATTTAAATATTCTCTCTATAAAAAATGCTGGTGGATCTAACTCCCACCATTTGTGTCCATGTCTATAGTCCTTTGACTTAGTGTGATGGTAGTTATGCCAACCCTCACCCCAACTAATCAATGATGTTAATGGACTATTGACTGCTGTACAATGCGGTCTAGATTCTACTACTTTGTATCCAAAGTATTTGCTATGAGGTATAACACCAAAAGCTCCAGCCACTATGTATATACAGGCACATGGAAATGAGAATAAAAATAGTCCTAACATAGGATTAATTGTGTACAAAATAAACACATATGTAAACAGTAAAGCCCAGTAATTCCTAGTAATAAACATATAATCCTTGTCTTTGAGTATGTCTTTTACCATTACTTTCGGTACAGTTATTGGATCATATAGGGTAAGCCATGCTCTCAGATAGCCTATTCTAGCTGGAGATTGATTGTCATCTACAGGATGTCCAGAGTATTTGTGGTGGTATCTATGCTGTGCTGTCCATGATAGTGGACTGCCAAATGCTGATATGATGGTTAGATATTTTAGAATCTTAGCTTTGATGGGTGTAGTTTCAAATGCTCTATGGCTCATGAATCTATGTATAGCTATATTGGTTGAGAATATATTTACAAATCCCCACCCTATTATCCCATAAATTATATATTCAGGATAAGTAAAACATGCCCAGATAGATATTAATACATTGGCAAGTGCTAGTAATTGTACCTTGATAGCGTGTTTCATGCCCAACCAAACCTCTGGACTAGCCATACACATGGATCAAACTTGCAATGTTTAAGCTGTGGTTTTATATGATGTTGTTTATGAAATGATTCTGAGAATGCAACAGGGTACATATAGGGTACATCTTTAACTTCACCTAAATGACACATAATGCCTGTAACTGTCATCACCCAAAAGGTTGTCATTGCAACTGCTGTTGCCCACATCAAAAATAAATCTAACGACAGGACTAAGAAAAGAATAGCATTACACATGAAAACCAAAGGGGTTTCGTTTTTCGTTAATAATAACTGCCATTCATTTCTTAACCTCGAACCAGCTTTCTTTACATTAAACTTATGAGAATGTGTTTTGAATATAATATCAAAGTAAGTCATCCACTTTGGACTGTGTGGATCATAAATAGTATCTGATGTTTTGTGATGAGTTCTATGCCATGCACTATAAGATATTGGTGTGCCTATCAATGCTGTCATAGATACTACAGACATTATGTTTTGAAACCATACAGGCGGATTCCAGAGATTGTGTGCTGACCATCTATGTAAGAATAATCCATTAACCAAATCGGTTAATATCCAAAACATAATGTAAGTAACTAATAGCTGTTGCCAAGATAAATAAAATATAAAAGGTATTGATAAAAGAAAATAAACTATAAACAAAAGATTGAGTAACACATTAGTACTCCCATCTTAGTTTGCATACATCGTTCTCTACTGTTCTAGTAAATGTTCCTACTGTTCTTCCAGCATTTGATATGCTTACAAAAAATGTATCTACTCTACTATCTGGAATACAATGAACTTCCCATGCATTGCAACCTTGTGATTGTACCCATGTTTTATTTGTTTCATGAAATGCTTGTTCAGAGCAGTATGCTTTACTATTGCTAATTTTAGCTGTTACTGCATTGTTCCAGACTAATGTGTTATTTTTTATCCAACCTTGTATATACATACAAACTACATCATCTTTACTTATAGATATTAACTTTTCATTTTCATATCTACCTTGTGTTAGAAATGTATAAACTTGTGTTTTCTTATCGCTTTCAGATGCTCCTGTTCTAAAATTTACTGTTCCTGATTCAAAATCATCTAGACTATCTGCATACAATCTATCAAACGTTGTGTCTTGTGCAAATGGTGTATCTTGTAATGTAAATGTATATGCCATATTAATAATTTAAAGTTATTGAAACTGTTCCTGATGGTGTTCCACTTGCGCTACCTGAACCAAATGGATCTTTTTCAACATCATTAGTACCATTATCTTCGGTTATATAAGTAGATGTAGTATTATTTGCATTTATCCATTGAAATGTTCTATTACTTATACCAGTAGTTCTACTTCCGGGAGTTGCTGCGCTTGCTCTTGTAAAGGTTTTACTTCCAACAGTAATAGATGTCCAAGAAGTAAAAGTGCTAGCAAATTCTATTGTAATTTCATCTGCTGTTACAGAATTACTAGTTCTATATAAATGGTTTATATTAGCTGTTGATGGTTGTGCTGCAATACTTCCAAGTGATGATGGTGCTGTTCCACCATCAAACCCTGTACCACTAACAGTTGATGATGAGTTAAAAAATCCTAACATTTCATTACCTGCTTTATTAGCGTGTGTTGCCCAACTTAATGTAGTAGTAAATGTATTAGCTGTTCCATAGAAATCTGCTGCTAGTTGTATTTCACCACTAGCTGGTGCATTTCCATCTCCGTAATATTCTGATAAAGAATGTGGTGCGGATCCACCAAACTCTCCAGCTATATCACTTAAAGATATTTGACCACTACTTTGTAAAGGCATCTTTTAGTTCCTTAATTTCTTGTTTTAACTCTTTTATACAGTTAATTAAAAGACCATGTATAGCGTCATATTCTACTGTTTTATAAGTTTTTCCATCTACAAGTGCTAGTTTTTTTTGCCTAACAGCTTCTGGTAATACTTTCTCTAATTCTTGTGCAATGATTCCTGCTGACTTTTGTCCATTGTGTCGTGTAAATGTAACACCTCTAACTTCATCAATTTTATCTAGTGCATTAGGTATCATCTCTATATCAGATTTTAATGCAACATCTGATATTGTAGTTGAAAAAGCAATGACATCTCCATCAGCATGAAAGTCTCCATCTGCTTCTAGCCTTGCTTCTTCATTACCATTAACAAAGAAAGATGTGTGCGCTCCATTTGACCAAGTTATGTAATCTGTAGAATCAAGCCCTACATTACCTGTAAAATAAATATTTCCTGTACCTGTTATATCATTAGAATTTAAATCTAAATTACCACCTAGTTGTGGTGTTGTATCATTAACTAAATGTGTTGATGGCAAATCAGAATATCTAGCTAGTCTTGTGCCACCAGCAGTAGAGCCATCATGTACTCTTAATGTTTTTAAATCGGTATCAACAGTAACTTCTCTTACTGCTCCTGTAAAAGAACCATGATCTGATGTTGTACCTCCTCTTAGTTGTAATTTTTTAGCCATTAGGTTATACCTCCGAAGTCTATTTGTAAGTTAGTACCATCAATTGTGCCGATGTTACTCATGTTGTTATTTTGTCCATCTAATGCACCGCCTAATTGTGGTGTTGTATCTTCAACAATGTTTCCTAAACCAGCAGTTATACTAGCCCACGTAGAACCTGTGTAGTATTTGACTGCATTTTCTGTTGAATTATAAAATAAATCTCCCTCATCTAAGCTTGATGTTGGATCAGATGAACCTACTCTATATCTGTCTGCAAAACTATTTACTCCAGATATGTTGGTAGCTACTGTTGTTATATTTGCATTTGCTCCAGCAACTGTATTAATATTTGTGGCATTTCCAGCCACAGCATTTATATTTGTAGAATTTCCAGCTACAGCAGTAATGTTTGAATCATTAGATGCAACTGTCGTTACATTAGCTGATATTCCAGCAACAGTCGTAACGTTTGATGAGATACCAGCTACTGTTGTAATATTAGAAGATATCCCTGCTACTGTGTTTACATTAGTAATATCTGTCGCAACAGTGTTTATGTCATTTCCAGAGCCAGTTGTTAAAGCTCCTAAATCTCCTAAGTCTTCTGTAAATAGTAATTGTCCAGCGACTGCATTGATATTGTTAATGTTACCAGCTGCGGTATTAACATTAGCAATAGCACCACCTAC